TCTGCCCAATACGATGGTCAAAGAAACGACACCCAGGATTAAGAATAGCACCATACAAACTGTTCAAGTTAATCTTCTTAACCAACTGTCGCTTGTCCCAGAAGGCACGCTCTTCACCTTCGCAAGTACGCATCTTTGCTTGGATCTCTTGACGTTCTGTATACCAGCGTTCTAGTAGTCCTGGCACCACACCTTTCTTTTCGTGTGTAAGTATAGTTCCGTTAGCAGTTAAGATCCAGGGCTTGTTACTGTCAAAGATTAATCGCCAGGTGTCTGCTGCACTTAGCGTGTCTTCACCGCCTGTTTCCCAGTCAATGGTAATTTCTGTGCCAACGTCCATGTCCATAACAGCCTTGTACTCAAGTGTACCAAACATGCCTTCCCAAGCACCTGCAAACGTAGCACCAGTTGCCATCCTACTTGAGATATGTTTCTCAGTCATGGACATTCTAAGTTGTCCAACGATAGTTTCTGGAGCCATATTTAACGAACGGATAATACTAGGATACAGACTGTTTAAATCGATACTGCCGACCCAGTCATGTAACCCACGTTTAGGAGTTGCAACATAAGCACCAGCAGCTCGTACACGATCTTCGTCTCCATGTTGTTTTCTATTAGGAACAATTAATCCTTGCTCATGTGCTTCGTTGATAATAGCCTGTTCTGTAACAGCAACCGCACCCATTGTGGTAGCAAGTAGCACTGTGTTGGCATGTGCCAGTTCGTTACTTAAATCAATGAATCTGAGTTTCTTATCCAGCCTATCCAGCAATGCAGTGTCTTGTCTGTTATAGTCAATAAACTTTTTAAAGTCCTGATTATATAGCTGATCCAGGGTACCTTCGTATTGTACTTTACGTTCACCAAGTTCGTGTTCACCAATAGCATCCAGTGCATAACTATGCCGCTCTTCATATGTATATTTGCGATACAGTTGCATATAGTCTAAATGCTGTCTGCCAATTAAGTCATATGTGTTTTGCTCAGAGCCAAAGCGTTCAAATGTGCGCTTCTTGGGATATTGTCCAAACAAACAAAACTTGCGAGTATCATCCTTGCTTAGTATACGAATAGTGCGGTTAATAGTATACGGAATATCATAACCCTCACTGTTCCAACCACTAAGAACATCAGCATCGTCGATAAGATCCAGGAATGTAGCCAACATCTCAGCTTCTGTTTCAAACAGGAATGTATTGGAAAACTCGCTTACTAGATCCTTTGCAGATTCCATGCTCAAACTTTTAGGAGGAATCGCCAGTGTAATCATCTGCTCCATCCAGTTTAAGTAGACGCTAATGGCTGTAATAGCATTAAAGGGATCATCAGGACTACTGTAACCACGTTCAGGATCAAAGTCCACCTCGATATCAAAAAAAGCAGTTTGAAGTTTGGGAGCATCAACACCCAGATAGTTTTCTGCTAAACATCTAAACACAGGATTAAAGTCGCTCTCCCATAGAGAACCTCTATCGTGCATTCTTACTTCTTTTTGGAACTCCTTGCCATTGCGTGTGCTAAAACGGCTTACTGGATTACCATAGATAGTTTTAAACTTGCCGCGGGGATCGTTATAATAGAACACATAGTTCGCAGGAAACTCACGGAATTCCCTGCGTCCCTCCACACGTTCTACAGCGTGAATCCTATCATGCTGTTTATCAAACCAAGCGTCGACATAACTCATACAATTAATCCTATAATATATATTAATGTTAACATAATGTTTAGCCAGAGTAAACTATTTTCTCGCCACAAATACCCAACAGCAACCCATAGTAAATTGCCTATGATAAATGCCCAGTGGTGCCAATACCATTCAGGAACAAAACTAGCAAGGCTTGCTGCTGACACTAATGCTAATGTTGCTAGCCATGCCAGCCATTGATAGGGTTTTTTATTCAATTATATAAACCATTGATACAAGCCAAAAAAGTTAATAACGGTGAATACCAACGACATACGCATTAAAGACCATTCCTTCATAAAAAAAGCAGCTATTGTCCATGCAACAGAACTGCTAGTAAAGAAAATATATCCATACGCAGAGAGATCAGTGTTCGTTGCTACCATTAAAGCACCAACGATACCACCAATCTCTCCGATGTATTTGAGTAACTTCACTGAAGTTTGCCAACAGTAGCCAAGATATTTTCAAGCTCTGCCAAGTCTTCGCTGTGCTTGGAGAAGTCTGCTTTGTATGCTGTTTTTACTGCTTTCTTAAGAACTGCTGGTTTAATTTCAAACTCTTCAGCAATTGCTTTAACAGTGTCATTGAGGCCTTCTGTGAGGTCATCAACTTCCTGCATTACAGTCATACCTTCTTGAATTAAGTGTGATAGTTTTGCTTTTTGTTCTGCGGTAAAGACGCGATCACCGTTACTCATATTACGATCCTTCTAAATGTAATTTGTAATTGTCTATTATAATAACACAGGCTTGCATACAATGCAACCTAAATACTTACTAGAACAATAAATTTATTTGCTATCTTTAGGAAAGGCTTCCTGATGGGGGAAATCGTAAGTAATTAACTCTGTTTGATCTGTGCGATTAAGTCTATTTTTGGGTTCTTTTTTCTTAAACTCGCCAATGGTAGCACGGCCACGAGATGCCCGTTTCTTAGCTTCGTTTAATTTTTTCTGAGTTTGTTTATCATATACAAATCTATATAGTCTGTCTTTCTTTTCAACCATTGCCCAAAGTGTAATCCACTTTTCGTTATTCATGGTTGAAATACTGTGATGCTTGTATATAAACTTAGCAGGCTTGTCATACACTGGTGCGCCGATAAACTCCCGGTTAGTTTCAAAACTAATCCATATAGAAAATAACACAATTGGGATAATTAAAAACTTTTGCCATGAAAGTTTAACAAACATGGGAATCATACAGCATAGTCCAGCAAAGATCCAAATTGCGGCTAACTGAGTAGTAGTAATGTTAAAATCGATCATTTTCTATCCTCAATTATTTTTTCTTGATATGTTATCAGCATCATTGACAATGAGTTTTTCAGTATCGTCTAATTCTAAATTGCCATCTGGCAATACCGTAAACGTAAATGCATGCTTTTCGTCACCAGGGCCTTGAAGAATTATTTGTTTAATAGATGCTTCTTTATAAGGATTAAGACGTATCAACTCAATGGTAACCTGTTCTGCACCAGTATTCGCGTTAATTATTTTTGAATACCAGTGTGTAGTTACAGTATATGTTCTTGGATCTCTGCTTCTGATAGTTAATACTTCACGGTTAATTTCATGTTTCACTGTTGCGCCCGTTTCACTAATAAACGTGTCATTTCTATAACCTAGGTCGTCTCTGTCTAAATGCATTAGTGCAATATTCTTTGTTCTAAAACTAACAATATTGTTTAAATTATCCTGCACCCACATGTCAATGTCAGTTGCACTTTGTGGATCCCAGCTCATAACTACCATGTATTCTGCTTTGGGATCAAAGTTGTGTTTCTTAGCTATGGGATTAATCAGCATAAAAGCCAGGATGAACATAAATGTAAATCCTACTAGAAGATTGAATAGTAAATCTATAAATCCAAAACTGCTTTTGTAACGTTGTTTAGTCGACATTTTCCCAGCTATTCTCCAAAATAACCATTTGTGCTTTTGTTAAGATTGAGCAAATTAGTCCAACTAATGTAGTGCTCAATGCTGTACTCATTCCAATGGCCATGTCTGCAATAGCTGCTTGTATATTGGCAATGTTGGTAACATCAAGGTTACTAAAGGCAGTTCCAAGCATAAGCAAGAACCCAGCAACTGTGCCAATCATGCCCAGTGTGATCATTGCTTCACTGGCAAACCATACATAATTTCCAAGTGCTTGTGATTTTTTGTCCTGGTAGTTCTTGCTGATGTAACCGGTGAGTAACATAGTTACAGCAAATACACCTAGGATTCCAATACTAATTTTGGTGATGTCTGCATCCCAGAGCGCATGCCACCAACTTAGTTGATACGCAACAACACTGCCGAATACAATACATGAAACCTGAATCCACCATTTTAACAGGGTAACATTTAAAGATGCCATTATATTTTTTCAATCCAGGCTTCAAATTCTCTCAGTGCTTCTGATTCAGTACCGTAGGAACCTACTTTAAGTGATTCTACTCGTGTATAAAACTCTTGGGGATAAAATTTATCGTTATGCTCAAATCCGCCGTCTCTCACTTTAACATAGATTTGAAAATCGTTCTTGCGAGAATCACCGTCGTCATGCTCTGTGTTTCCAAGTGCATAAACTTTTCCATTCTTCTCAGCTTTTTCGACAAGATCAAAGTCACGATTTGCGACTAGTTCCATTTCAACTGCTTCAAGCATGTCTAGTGTTTGACGGATTAAGTTGGGTTTCATACTGATATTCCTCTAAGCTATAAATTACTGGGTATTTATCTGCTTATCAATATGACACCACAGGCTAATCTATTGCCTGCATTTCCAGTTTTTAACGACTCAGCATCTCCACCTTTGCCGAGATCATCCTCGTTTTCGTGTATGACTATTGCTCTGCCTACAATACTTCTTTTGCCTATCAAATCAATTCTATCTGCTTTAATTGTAAACTCAGCGACGCCATTTGAGTTTGCTTGAACATTACCCAAATCACCGACATGGCCGTTTTCGAGATCGCCATGCTCCACCCCATCTGGGTTATAATGACCACCAGCACTTTCACAACCATTGGATAAGTCACCAAATTCATGAACATGAAATCCATGAAGTCCTTCTTTCAAACCAGTTATTCTACCCTTTATAAGCGTAGCAGTGCCTGGCTTTTGCATGAATAAAATAGTGCCTTTAACAGTGTCTGAATGGACTAAGTCACATACAGCCGTAACTGTTTCTTCAGCTTCAACTATTTTATTCAGACTTTCGCACTGACAAGTTCTTGATCGTGTTCTGTCGCACTTTTGGAATTGTTCAGATCGCATAGATATATTACCACTTCTTACAGGACCAATATCTCGCCCGTGTTTTGGGACCCGGGTTAGCACAATTATGTCTAGCACGGAAACTCTTACGTGCTTTAGGATTGCTC